CCGGCCGTATAGTCACCCCTACCAGCTGTCGCTGCAAGGTCCCAGGCGCGGGACATCTTCGCGATGTTCGGCGTCGCATGCTCGATGGTGACCCGGTCCGACTTGAAGAAACTTCCCTCGCGTGGTGTCGGATGTTGCTGATAGAGAGCTGACCATCCGTAGTCACCGCTGTTGGCGACCATGACCTCCTTGATTCGTGCGAGCTCCTTGACGTCGTATCTTTCAGGCCACAAAGCTTCGCCAGGCATTCGACCGATCTGGTCCTTTTCTTCAGCTATCGCTGGCAGGTTGAGCACCGTCCATCGATGCGGTTCGCTCGATATCGCACGGCTGGTGATGTCGTCGTGATGCCATCTGGTCGAGACGATGATTAGAGCGCCCTTCGGCTCGAGTCTCGTATACAAATCGTCGGTGTACCAGTCCCATGCTTTGTCACGATAGAGAGAGGATTCCGCATCCTCGCGACTCCTGATCGGGTCATCGATGATGATGCGCTTGAATCCCACACCGGTCGGAGGTGAGCCAACGCCCCTCGCCATAAAGGTTCCGCCCTCCGGCATACTCCACTCGTCTTGAGCTGCATTGTCCTTCGAGAGTTTAGTCCTGGACGAAACAACCTGTCTGGACTTCCTGCTGAAGCGCCTGGCGATGCGCTCATTGTAGCCAGTGACCAGCACATTCGAGTAGGGGTCCCGCTCGATGCAGTAGGCGCCGTAGCGGACCGTGACTGTCTCAGTCTTGCCGTGACGTGGCGGCATGTGGATCGCGAGTCTGTCAATCTCACCACGCTCCACTGAGTCAAGGTGTGAAGCGATGGCGATGAGATGACGAGCTGTATACGACCAGCCATTCGGGAGCGTGTCCCGAAGGTAGTCGAGATAACAGACGGCTGTCTGAGCGCTAGTTCTCGTCTGGACCTTCGGAGGCTGCGGAGAGAAGTTGAATCGAGAAGTTTGCAATCTTCTCATAGAGAGCTGCAATCTGCGCGGCGCTTTGTCCATTGATGTACCGTTCGCTTTGTGTCGTCCTCGAGATGACCTGTAGTGCTTTGAGGTTGTCCTCGAGAACGGACGCCAGCAGATCATCAAGTGATACAGCATGGCCCTTCGGAGTGGTGACAGTTTCCGACGCGTCGGAAACATCGGGTCCTATTGTAACGACGTTCGACATCCGACTGCGGATCATGATGACTGTCGTTCTTGGTAAACCGTGAAGTCGTGAAACAACCGTCGGTGTCTGACCTGCCAATAAAGCAGCTTCGACTCGTGCGATTGTCTCATCGTCGTAGATAGTTGGACGTGCCATGCTTCTATTCTTCCTTGTCCTGGCGCACTCTGCGCTTGTAGTGCAGCTGTCCGTGGCACATGTAGCACAGCACCTGCACATCTTCCATCAGCTCACCACCGAGTCGAATGTACGTGATGTGATGCACATCGAGCTTGTAGCCGTCGGCCTGTCGACGGCCACACTGCTCACATGTTCTACCGCTGCGCTCGAGCGCCTTCGTCCGAATGTCCTGCCAGCGCTGACTCCGCATGTACTTGCGACGATAGTCGCGCCATGCCTCATCGACCTGGTCTCCGGTTGCTCCGATGGCCTTAAGCAGACAGTAGGTGTTGGACCATGGCTTCGCCATGATCGTCCTTATGATATGGTCTGTGTCCATGTGATTTCATCCTTTACAGGGTGATCTTCGCCCCACATCCAGTCAGTCGCGAAAAGCGACTCAGGGTCCAGTGTCAGACCCTGTAGAGTCTTAGACTCAGGTCCCGTGTGCATCATGAATGCTTCGTACAAATCGGAATATCGGATGTACACATCATGGTCGAAACATGCGCGTGTGATTGGCTTGCCATGCATTAAGTGTTGTATTACGTTTTCAAACTTCATTCGTCACAACCATCCAATCCCTAGCCAGGACATCGGTTCCTGACAGTGTAGCAAACCCTATGCATCGCCATACACTGGCGCCATCGAGCTCGTAGCGCATAAGTGCACCTTCGACCATCTGGAGCTTGTAGCGAGCGCCTTCACGCCACACAGCCTGTCCTGCGCGTATCTCTGTGAGGATTGCCTCAAAGGATTTGCGACCAGTATGGATGTTATGACCTTTACTGCGCAACACGTTGTATTCGACACGCAGTGATGGTTCACTGCCCAACCATCGATTGAGCATCTTTGGCGTGACACCGACAGACTCTGCTGCTTTGACTCTTGGCACACCACTCGCGATGAGCTGCGCCCACTTAGTAATGATTGACTTTTTGTCCGCCAGCGTGTAGACCACTTCGGCCTTGTGTTGTGTTCCGCCCTGACCTGCTTCATTGAGCCAGCGGCTGATGGTTGCCCGGTTGGAATCCACCAGTCGCGCAGCTTCACTGATGCTTTTGCCTTGATTGCGCCACAAAACGACCATCTCAATCTTTTGTTTTCGTTCGTCTTCATCAACCATTTTCATACCCCTATGAAAGTAAAACACCAGACACATCCCTGATGATGTGCCTGGTGCGTCAGCGAGTGTCGGCAAACGGAGAGTTTACTCGCTGTCGTCTTCGCCGAAAGGATCGCTGATGTCATCGGTTTTGATGACAGGCTGCGCGATCTTCGTGAGCTTTTTCTTTGCAGTGACTGGAGAGACGCTGATGATGGCGTTCGTGTTGTAACCACGCGTGTTGAGCTTCGCATCGACAGTGACCATCCACTCCTTAGCTAGGAGCGAATCGATGTCGAGATTATGAAACTCGGATGAAGTCAAGCGCCGTCCGAGCATGCCATCAAGCAGGATCGTGAGTGCTGCCTTATCGGAGCCATAGCCCTGACGCGTGAACTTCATGAAGCGGAAGGCGTTACTGTTGGAATCACCATACTCTGTCGTTTCAAAAGTAAATTTAAAATTAGGGACCATGACATTCGGGTCATCGTAAGATGGTCGATCAACAGACTCAAGGTTCGCCAGACGGCAAACATAAGAGCCAGCGACAGCTGCTTCAAACTGTGATCCGCCATCGCTGAAGGTGGCGTTAGAAAAGAAACCCATTTTTATATTCTCCTTCGGCCATAAGGCCGCTCAGTTGACAGTGCTGGATCAGTGACCAATCCAAAAGGTTATTACACCAGCACTATCAAAGTTGACATTACCAAACATCTAAACACTTGTCAAACCTAAATGTCGATGCTGTACTAGCGGGCCAGCGTAAGCGGCCGGCCCGCAGGGACAGTTTCGACTTAAGACCCCTAAGCGAGCACACTTCAAAAGCTCGCAGGGGGGGTTTCCAAAGGGGGGGTTTCTGTCTGCTGTTCCCGTTTTCTGATACTTAAGGGGGAACGGCACGGGAACGGCAGCGGGAACAGCAGAAACGGCCTTAAAGCAGCCCTGTCGGACTGTACATTTTTGCGTTCTTCGGACTCTTCTCACACATGACAATCCGACTCGATTCAAGGTCCGCTAGTGTGGCAATCACGACTGATCTGCGACTGCCACACAGCTCAATTAGGCGTGACTGTGCGATGCCTGGTGAGTCACTGATGAGCTCGATGAGCTTCGAGCGGATCTCTTGCGTAATGACTTCGCTCCTGGCGCCAGCGTCAAGCGTCCGCACCTTCGTCAAGCCTTCTTCGTCCCTGATCTCAAACGTCACGTCAATCGCGTCCTCATCAGATATCAATCGGCCCTTAGTCACAAACATCCTGTAGAGTCCGTTCGCTTGCTTCTCAACAGAGAACGCCATGTCAGCAGCTGCGACGATCTCCGCAGCGCCGCGCATACCTTCGTGCTTGACGGTGCTGTCTGTGCCACCCTTGCGGTTGTGGTGAGCGATCAGGACAGTGATTCCGACATCGAGCAACTTTTTGAATGAGTCGTACAGTCGACGCATCTGGCTATTGTCATTCTCATCCAACCCATGAACGCGCACCAGGGAGTCAATGAGCACCAGACCAATACCCTGCGCCTGACAATGTTTGACAATCCTATCGACATCAAGCGGTTGGTCGAACCTGATGCCTACACGGTTCAAGTAGCCCATTCCTTCAGCCGAGCGCATTCCGAGCTTCCTGAGC